GGGCGCCTGGATCGTCAAGCAAAAACGCAGGGGGTAGCATGGGTATAAACGCCGCAATCTTTGGGGGCAACTGGGATGAAACGTCGAACTCGGGTTCACGTTGCTCGAACTGGAACAACTCGCCCACGAACTCGAACAACAACATCGGGGCGCGCGGCGTCTGTGAGGACATGGGTGCTGAATTTGCGCTCTACCGCTGTCACGGCACGGTAGGCCGACCTTACTTTGTGTGGTCAGCCATGCTATCCCGCTTCGGCAAATACCTTTTGGGGTTCAGAAAAACGACGAGTAGCCAGGCGCAAGCCTGTGTGAAAGTCGTGTCTGGCTTCTCCCTGGGGGTTGGCCATGGGTAAAAAATACAAACACCTGATTGAGCAGGTGGCCGACATCGAGAACCTGCGCGAGGCCTTTCGGCGTACCAGCGCAGGCAAGCGCATGACCTGGGGGCACCTGGAGTTCAAGGAGTACGCAGAACTGAACCTAGCGCAATTGCGCGCCGAGATTCTGGCGGGCACCTGGGTGCAGGGCGGCTTTCGCCAGTTCACGGTCTACGAGCCCAAGGCCCGCATCATCAGTGCGCTGGAGTTCAAGGACCGGGTGGTGCAGCATGCGCTGGTGGCCATCATCGGCCCGATCTTCGAGGCGACCTTGCTGCCGGGCACTTTCGCCTGCCGCGCGGGCATGGGCACCCATGCCGGGGTGCGCCATGTGCAGTCAGCGCTGCGGCGCACCGGCGCGACCCATTTTCTGAAAACCGACTACAGCAAGTTCTTTTACAGCATCAACCGCACGGTGCTGCACGCCCTAATCCGCCAGAAGATCAGTTGCCCGCGCACGCTGGCCCTGATCGATGCCATGTTGCCCGCCACCGGGGTGGGAATCCCGATTGGCAGCCTGACCAGTCAGCTGTTTGCCAATGTGTATGGCGGCGTGATCGACCGTTTCATCCATTTCACGCTGGGTGCGCGCGAGTGGACCCGCTACATGGATGACATCGTGATCCTGAGCAGCAACCCGTATGAGTTGCGCCACTGGTTCGAGGACATTCAGACGGTCAGCGCGGACCAGCTCGGACTCGGTATCAGCCACTGGCAGGTGTCTCCGATCTCGCGCGGCATCAACTTTCTGGGCTACCGCATCTGGCCGCGCCACAAGCTGCTGCGCAAAGCGTCGGTGACCCGTGCCAAACGCAAGATTGCACAGTACACCCGCTACGGTGAAACCGACGCCCTGACCAAATTTATCGCCTCCTGGCGCGGCCACGCCGCGCAGGCCGATACCTGCAACCTGTTCAACCACCTCAAGGACACCCATGGCCTCCAACTTAATTAACACGCGCGCCGACCTGGACGCGCTGCGCGGCACCGACGAACACGCCGCGTTCATGTTTGTGCTGGCCAACACGCTGTGGCGGCTGGACAAGGACGACGTTGCCAAGTGCTGGCGCGCGGTGCTCGATACCAGCACGGTGGAGCGCTTTGGCTTCACGCAGGGGGATTTCACCCATGTGCCTCTCCCCGCCTTGCCGGTTTATGTCGCGCCCTTGAGCAAACCGGCTCAGCAGCTGTCGAGCCTGTCCTACCTGGGGCTGTTCACCGAGGCGGAGCAATTGGCCGTGGTCACGGCCACCATGCAAAGCGCGCCGGTCAAGCTTTGGTACGACAAGATGCTGATGGCCGAATTCATCACGCTGGATGACCCACGCACCGCGCAAGGGCTGGCCGTGCTGGTACAGCTGGGGCTGCTGACCGAGACGCGCAAGGAAGCAATCATGGGAGCCATGCTGTGACGGCGCTGCGGGCGTTGGCCGATGGCCCCGGCGTCTGGCTCGGAGCGTGTGTCGCCTACCTGTACCTGTTCTGGCTGGTCTATGTGCTGGTGATGGCGTTCTACCGGGCCTCGCTGTCCGGGCGGCTGACCGGCCTGTCCAAGTACCTGGCCTACCCCGTGGTGTTGCTGGGGATCGCCCTCGATCTGCTGGCCAACTGGACGCTGGCCACGTTGATTTTTATGGAGCTGCCGACCGGCCCGCTGGAACTGGTCACCAGCCGCCTGTCGCGCTACATCAAAGGCCCGCCGGGCTGGCGCCAGCTGCGTGCGCAGTGGGTATGCCGCTCCCTGCTCGATGTGTTTGACCACACCGGGCTGCATTGCAAATGAGCGCTTTCAAACTCAATCAATTCTCGGGGCTGCGCCCGCGTGTGCCTGAATCGCTGCTGCCCGAAGGCGCCGCCACCCTGGCGCGCAACTGCGACTTTTCCTATGGCGAATTGCGCCATACCAAGAGCGGCTACTTGCTCAACACCATGCAAAATTCCCCGAAGTCGCTCTATACCGACGACGGCCTGAGCTTTTTCAGCTGGACCAGCGATGTCAATGCGGTGCGCTCGCCGCTGGCCAAGGACACGTTCGAGCGCATGTACTACACCGGCGATGGCGGCTTCAAGGTGGCCATCCTATGAAGCGCGTGGGCTATCTTTTTGAGCAGGCATTCACCCCGGATGCTCTGCATCAGGCATGGATTGATGCATCTGCTGGCAAACGATCCAAGCGGGCCACGCTGGCCTTTAGCCGCAACCTGTCGGCCAACCTGGATGCGTTGCACGCTGCTTTGCATGATGGCAGCTACCGACCCAAGCCCTACAAAGAGTTCAAGGTCTATGAACCCAAAGAGCGTATCATCTTCGCGCCTGCCTTTTGTGATCTGGTGGTGCAGCATGCCGTCTATCGGCTGATCTACCCCATCTTCAATCGCACGTTCATCGACCAGAGCTTTGCCTGTCGCAAAGGCAAGGGCACGCATGCGGCGGCTGACTATGCCCAAGCGGCATTGCGCAAGAGTTCGCCTGACAGCTACATCTTGCAACTCGACATCAAACGGTTTTTCTACAGCATTGATCGTGCGGTGTTGCGCAAGCAGATCGAGCGCCAGATCAAGGACGTGCGATTCGTCAATGTGATGATGCAGTTTGCGGACTATGGGCACCCGGTTGGCATCCCGATTGGGAACCTGCTCAGTCAGACTTATGCGCTGATTTACATGAACCCACTGGATCACTTCATCAAGCGCGACCTGGGTGCCAAGCGGTATTGCCGCTACGTTGACGACTTTGTGATTTTCGGCTGGAGCCGTGAACGATGCCTTGATGCACTGGAGCAGATCAAGGAGTTCATTTCCAAGCGCCTGGGCCTCACTCTGTCACGTTTTAGCCTGCACAAGGTCAAGCGTGGGCTGAACTTTGTTGGTTACCGCACATGGCAGAGCACCCGGTTTGTGCGCAAGCACAGCTTGTTTACCTTTACCAGATCGGTAAACGAGGACTCGCTTGAATCAAGTGTTTCGTCCCTTGGGCATGCCAGGTACACAGCCAGCCTGCGTCACATGCTGCAAACCATACGCCGCATCAATCCGGCCATGTTTCTGAGGCTTCCTATTTCTTGTAAAGGAGCATTCGCATGACTGACGAGCCCGCGGGCGACTACCCCAGCCGTAGAACTGTTTGGTTGACCATCCTGATTTATCTCATCACCGCCATTGTTGGCATTACTGGAGCATTGATATGGAACTTTTAATCCAACGACTAAAAAGCAAAACCTACTGGGTGGCTATGGTGGGCGCCATGCTGGCCGTTATCGAGGCCAACAGTGGTTTTTTCGGTCAATACATCCCGTTGCCCTACAGAACCTATGCGGTGCTGATGTGGCCGGTGCTGATGCTGCTGCTGCGTGAAGTGACAACTACCGCATTGGCTGACAAGTAAATAACCCTTAAGGGATAAATCATGGCCCTATTACGGTTGATTGGTTTCAACGGCGAAAACCGCGCGCTCCATCCGAGCCTGCTACCTGATACCGTTGGTACCAGTTCCATCAATCAAAAGCCGGGCTACGGTGACTTACGTCCCTGGAAGGCGCCTTTGAGCGTTGGTGTTTCGGTTGCATCTGGAACCAAGACGCTCTACCGCATGGGCAGAACTACAAAGAGCGATACCCAGTACTGGCTTCGCTGGCCTACTGTTGTGCATGCGGTAGTTGGCCCAAACTCTGGAGACACTGCGGAGCGCACCTATTACACCGGCTCTGGCACACCTAAATGGACCGACCTGAACAAAGCCATTGCTGGCGCTGCCTACCCCAACTCATACCGTGAGCTTGGTGTTCCCGCTCCTGCGAGTGCATGCCTGCTGGCCTCAACATCAACGGCGAGTTCTGAGATTGGTTTTCACACTTTCAAGATTGAGGAAAGTGCAGTCTTGGCGATGGCCGTGGGGGATGTGTATCAAGTCACGGTAGGCACTTCCGCCGAGCAACTGATAACCATTGCAGATTCTGGGAATGGACATGCGACTAGCGCGTCCCTCGCTGCGCAGATCACAGCCTTGACCGGCATATCTGCTGTGGCCGTTGTCGCGACATCGAGCGTTACCGCTGGCGTCAAGATATTGAGTGATGTTGTTGGCGTGAGCTTCATCATCAAGAAGCGCACCGGTACCGATACCACTCCCAACTATGACGCTACCGTTGTCAGCTACACAACGTTGCAAGACTTGTCTGGATCTTCTGGAAATCCAGCCAGTTACACCATTGCCGAGTCATGGATTGACAATACCAATGCTGCCGTTGGTTCTCGCTGGGCTATCACAGTCAATAGCCTTCCACCTGTATCCATAACCCTGACGGCTGGGGATTCGACTTATCCCGCACGTGTCAACTCCCAGTCGTTGTCAGACGCCCTGAGTACGGTTTATGGAATCACGGCCGTAGTCAGTGCGCCTGGTGGCGTTGACAAGGTGATTACGGTGAGCACAACTGCAACTGGAGCGGCTGCGCACCTCAAGGTGCAGCGCATCAATCCGGTGACCAGTGGCGCATACCTTTACACGACAATGGGCCAGTCCTACGCCGTGACCGATAGCCGGTCCACGGAAACCCGGTATTACGTCTACACCTATGTGACCGATGCCGGGGAAGAGGGCCCACCGTCAACACCCTCTTTGCCAGTGACATTAAAGGTTGGGGACTCGGTTGCTATCACCAGTCTGGCGGCGGCACCCAGCGGCGCTTATGGCATCACCAGAATCCGCATTTACCGCACGCAAACCGGCTCGGCTTCAACGGATTTCTATTTCCTTGGGGAGATTGTCAGCACTGGATCAACCTTTACGGACAGTGGACAGACTATCGGGGAGGTTTTGCCGACCGCCACATGGATAGCTCCCCCATCCGACCTATCGCACCTTACCGCGATGTGGAACGGCATGATGGCTGGAATTACCGGCAAGTCTGTTCGTGTGTGTGAGGCCTATGTCCCCTATGCCTGGCCCCTAAAGTACGAGATCCTTCCAAGCGACACTACACCCGTTGCACTTGGCACCTTCGGCCAGAACCTGGTGATCCTGACCAACGGAAAGCCCATCCTGGTAACAGGTGGAAGTCCTGACGCACTGGATGAGCAGCCGGTAGAGTTTTTGCAGTCCTGCGTATCAGACCTGTCTGTTGTGGGTATGGGTACCGGCGTAGCGTGGGCCTCGCCTGATGGGCTTGCCTATATGGGGGCTGGTGGCTCACGGCTGCTGACTGCCAACACGATGACCCGGGCTGAGTGGCAAGCCTTGAAGCCTGAGACGATTCAAGGAACGATGTTTGAAGGCCGGTACTACGGGCGCTACACCGTCTCTTCGGTAACCAAGATGTTCATGCTGGACCCGGCTAATTCCAATGGCATCTGCTTCATGGACTTTGGCGTCGATGCCATGTACGTGGATGCCCTGCAAGATGCTTTGTATGTCCTGTCTGGTACCGATGTGCAAAAGTGGGATTCCGGCGCTGCTCTGACATCAACGTTCAAATCAAAGCTGCACGTGATGCCTCGCCCTATTCAGGCATTTGGATGCGCTCAGGTTCGTGCTGATGCTTACCCGGTGACATTCAAACTCTATGCTGACGGCGCCTTGGTGCATACCCAGACAGTTGCAAGCAATGACCCGTTTCGCCTTCCTGGTGGTTACTGGGCACGAGAGTTTCAAATTGAACTTAGCGGGTCATCACCCATTCAATCGGCCTTTGTGGCTCATGGTATCGGGGAGTTGGCACAGGTATGAGCAAAGGAAACAGAACCACGCTGTCAAGCGGAACCACCGTTGCCCCAGTGTCTGGGGCTGGTACGACACGCTCCAACCGAGACGCGGCACCTAGCGCCAGTAATGTGGTGTCGGTTGATGCTAGTGAGCGCCGGGACATCCCAACGGAGAATTCGTCCAACTTCATGGAGAAGATCCGTGAGGCCATGTCCACATACCTGGGCAAGCGCGGCGATCCGCTCGACCGGGGCATTACTGTGCGCGACCTGGAAGCGGCTGGGCTCATTTCAATCAGTGATGGGTACCTTCAAAACCCATCTGGGTTCAAACCTATAGGTGGCATTGGGTCTGGCTTGCAAAGCGCCTATGTAATCGATCTGTCACCACCACCAACGCCGGTTGGGTTTGCTGCTGCTGCTGCGGTGTCCAACATCATTGTTGAACATGACTCCCCCGCGTTCAAGCAGGGAAACGGCTACGCCAGAACCAAGATATACGGTGTTACCTATGATGGCTCGGGCGCTCTTCCGGTTTTCACTGATGCCACGTTACTGACTGAGTTCTATGGCACAGTTTTCTCATATCCAACGGACCCAGCGACAACCTGGCGCCTTTGGTGTACATGGGAAACCAAGGATGGCATTGAGTCGACCATTCCAGCGGGCGGCATCAATGGTCTGCAAGTCACCACTGCCAGCAATCCGGCCAAGTTGGTAGAGGCACTTGCCGGCCAAATCACAGAAAGCCAGCTTTACAAGGATTTGAACACCCGAATCGACCTGGTTGATGGAAGTAAAGCGGGAAGTGTGAACCTGCGCATTGCGGCTGAGGCCACGGCAAGGAGTCTTGCCATTGCCAATGAGGCCACAGCGCGCACGGACGCCATCGTGGTTGAGGCAATATCAAGATCAGAACAAATTGATCTTGAGGCTCGTGCTCGAAGTCTCCAAGTTCAATCTGGCGCAGAGGCTATGTTGCGCAATGCAATAGCAGTCTCCAATGCCAGTAAGTTTGCCGCCAGTAATCTGGCTTCTGCAAAAACCGAACTGACTACCTCGATTGCTGATGGAGTGGCCGCTGAGGCTGCACTTCGAACAGCGGTAGAGGCAAGCATAGCCGGGCAGAACACTGCAACCAATGCACGCATCGATAGTGAGGTTGTGGCACGCGCGACAGCAGATACCGCAGAGTCAGCAGCGCGGCTCACGTTGACGGCCGTAGTCGCTGGAAACCTGAGTACCTCACTGGCTGCG